AGTCCCCCACAGCACCACCAGCTGTGGCGTTGTTGTAAACGATGCCGAGCCTGTACCAACCCGAGCCGATAGATGAGACGCTGGCTGTGATGCCTGTCTGCGCGTAGGTTGATGAGATCGCACCGCTCGACCAGGTGAAGTCTCCCACATATGGTGCGTCTATTACCTGCCCTGAATCATCTACCAGTCGCCAAATCGAAAGGCGCACCACAGCTGACGCACCAAGAGCTGGCTCCTTGACGTACACGCTAAACACAGCTTGGTAGCTAGATGACCTAATCACTGCGAGCGGAGCTTGCGACAAGTTAGGGGGGTACAGTTGGGGCGCAGTCGCCACAAACTGAGAACCCCACTCAGGAGCCCTTGCTATGGACGCATCTCCACCGTCTTGACCCTGCGCCAATGCTGGGGCTGTAGCGTCATTAGTAGTGGGGAGGGAGAACAGCTCAGACGGTGTGTAAGAGGTGATGAGTGGTTCACCAACTGATTCGTCCTCTCGGATTAGGGCACCGCTTGAGAGCGCATTAGAGCCGCCCTGTTGGTCCCAGGAGTTGTACACCGAGCCGCCTTTGGGGAAGGTGTTGTAGGTGATTTGGTCTGCCCTGAGTCGCCCAGAGAAACCATACTGCGGCACATCATGGCTAACCAGGATGCGGTCACCAGGTATCAGGTTGACTGCATCAGGTCCAACGCTAAACCGGACATGACGGCGCACCAGGTTGTAGCGGTTGAGCCGGTAAGTGGCATCCCGCATTGCCTGAGAGGCACGAACGACCCCCCTGAAATCCGAGCGGTCTTTGCGGAACGCATCAAACAGCGTCGGGTCCTGAACCGAGGGGTGGTCAACGATAATGGTTCGCCGCTCATAGTTGGCGGCCTCATCTAATATGTCCCCCTCTACGCTATTGGGTCGCTGCTTCGGGCCTGTGTAACTGAGCTCTAGCGTGTCCGTGACTATGTTGCCCTGCCCGAATACGCCAACCACGGGGCGAGGTCTGTCCACCACAGCAATGATCTTCTTGCCTGCCTTGATCGGCATGGCTCGCCCAGCCGCGAAAATCTGCAAAACTGCTTCCCATGCACTTGACTGGGGCTGGTCGAAGACTCCATCAAACATGCACCGAGCCTCATAGCCGCTGGCTTGGGCCAAGGAGGTCAGTGAGCCGGGGAAGTCCCCGATGAAGAACGTGTTGCCCGTGACTATGCCCGTGGGCCAGATCGCAGCCCCTGAGCTGTCAAGCCTGTTCCAGATCAGGTCAACCTCAGCATATGAGTCATAGCCTTGCAGCGCAGTGTCGAAATACTCCACGGAGTAGATCCCCAGCTGGTTGCTCGCTTGGTTTAGACCTGTCGTGATATCGTCAGCCGTTACCCATTGGCTAGACAGACCACCAGATGCCACTGAGGTCAGGGAGACGTAGGCAGTAGGCTCGAGAGTCTTCGGTGTCCTCCCCGTCCAGCTTTGAGGTATGACGGACTCGGGGAGGGCCGAGCCTCCAGCAGCGTCTTTGAGTCCGACGTACAGTTTGAGGATCTGCGTGTCACCAGTCACCGCAGCGCCCTCGGCCTTGATGCCGAACACATCGACAGTGCCAAAGGCATCAGGCACACCCTCCTCACAGAAGTCAGCCCAGGACTTGAATGAGGGCCAGTCAATAGAACTACTCGTCAGCTCGGCACCGAGGCCATAGCGGGGGTGCGTCAGGAGGTCAGCTGCAATCCAAGCAGGGTTGCGCGACCAGGCAGGGATCAGGGCAGGGTTGCCCTCGCTGTCAGTCGCACCATCCCATGTGTCCACTATGCGCCCTTTGCAGATGACGGTGATGGCTGGCTGGGTGTTGTTGACCTGTGCATCTGCACTGATAGCAACTGATGCGGTAGCGGTTGCGGGGTAGGAGTACGGTTGCGAGCTAAGACCCGTGATTGAGGTAATAGTTGCCGCGTTTTGGATGGTCTGCGAGGAGACTTGGCTGTCAACGTAGACCTCAACTTGCCAGTTTGACTTCTTGGCTTCGCCTTGAGCTGGCACCCACACGGGGCCGTTTCCCGTCTCTTCTACCCCGATTTCAATGAAACTCCCGTCAACTTCTGTTGCCGTGCCCGTTGGGTTATTCGCATAGTTACGGTAATGGTAGAAGCTAGGCGAACCAATCTCCGGCTCGTCCATCGGGAGGATCATCAGGGCTTTTGGGTCGCCCTCGAGAATCGAGCGGACCCCATTGACCTTGTGCCCATAGGCATCAAGTCCGATGACAGGGCTTGTCATCAGGACAATTTTGCCAGCGTCCAGCACCCCGTTGTACAGAAAGGCTTCAGCCAGGGCCGAGTTGCTGTAATAAAACTCGCTTAACACGCCACCTGACCACTTCTGGAAAGACCCAATGGTTGCCAGTCCAGCAGTAGATGCGAACTGCGGGAATAGGGTTTCTGGTGTTTCAGTAGGGCTTGCCCCTCGCACCGTGAACGTCATTGGGTACGAGTTTATGCCGTCCAAAATCAGGGTGACTTGCGTTCCACCAACAGCTTGACCGTCGTACTGAATGGCTACATGCCGCCAAAAGGAAGAGGGGTCATCTACAGAAATGAAGGGAGCATTATGGTGGGGGTTTGGTCCAGCTAGGTTCGCAGGGGCATATGTATAATGGGTGCCGTCCACGAAAATATGATTCCATTGGTAGTCACTCTGAAGATCTTCACTGATCCATTCGCCCACTGTCCCTGCCACATCGTCGCGCCAAACCTCTAGGCAGACATGCATGGCTTTGCTGTAACTGCTTAACGTTTTGTGTGCGCCGTCATAATCCATCCGGAGGCTGATCTGGAACCCACCCTCGCCCGCAGCCACCGAGCTTTCATCTATGCCACCCCACTGTTTTCCGTTGATAGTGGTCCCCAGTGCCAGGTTGCCAGGAAACGTATATGGCTGGGAAACCCCGAACAGCATGTGGTTAGAGCCCTTCTTGTTTGTGTTCTCCGCAGGATCTGTGTACTGGTCGGTGTCAGGCACAACCCAGCAGCCGAACGTCCACTGCTGCGTGGGCTTGTCGAAATCATCAGGGCGCAGTTTTGCCACTCCTGCTGCGTCATCATTTTCAACGCGGAAGTTATGGAACGCATCGCTGTATGCATACCCAGCCTCTTTAGTGGGTACATAGCTGGCAGGGGTCAGGAACTCGAATGGAATGTCTAGCGTTTGGGGGACAGTGACAGCAGCCGAAACCTGATAAGCAGGCAGCAAGACGTAATCGCCTGTACCCGTGCCTGATGCGTCAGTCTCTCGATACTGCACGCGGATGACCTTTGTGGCTAAATCAAACCCACCTGTGGTGTTCTGCTCATAAAGCCCAGTGGCGAAGTCAATGACCACGCGGCAGTTGTCTACTTTGTCATTGAGCAAGTCTTGCTCTGCGTACTCTGTAGGGTTTGCCTGTACCAGCAAACTAGCTGACCCAGCTGCATACACCCCAGACGGGAAAGCTGCGTCACTTATAGAGCCTGTCTGACCAGAAACAGGCTTTGCGTCTAGGATGTAACTGGTAGAGGTGTCCGTGTAGTTGATATAACCGTGCCCCCCCAGGTATGGCTGCTGGTTGAGGGTTCCCGTGCGCCAATCAAGCCACCCCTTGAAGTTGTCTCCAGCGATGCCGTTGATTTGCAGGCCCGCTCCTGATTTGGTCGAAGTGCCAAAAGTGCTGAGAGCGTCTTGGTCAGTCTGGTTCTCGACCACACCCACAAGGTCACCCAGGCCATAGATCGGCCCCTCGCTAAGGGCCAGGAGGCAAAACATTGTCTCTGAGATCATCAACGTGGCTGGCCCGCCCAAAGGGCTGGCAGCGATTGTTTGGTTGATTACTGGGGGCGCGATGCGGATGCGACCGTAGACCACAGGCAGGGGGTCACCCTCTGCGCGGAAGCTGTTCTGGAACCCGTAATATCCGTAAGTGGAACTCCCGTCTGGGTTAGTCGCGACAGTAGCAGTGGGCACCTCCAGGTCCATCGCTATCGCAATGCTGGCAGTAGCTGAAATGAGTGCGATCCCGATCAGAATCCAGGTCGTGGGGTCAGTTACCCCCCCAAAGAAGTGGAGCATTTGACCATGCTTGACTTCTGTGTCTAGGTCTTCACACCTTGTCGAGTTTAGGAAAACTAGCGTCTCCCCTTCCCCGTGCCCCCAACCGTCAGGGAGCAGGTCACGGAGGGTAGAGCCAGCATCAACCTCTACAGGCGTGATCGTTCGAGAGTATGGGTCAAGCGCATTAGGGGTTGCGACAACCGTGACAACTATGGTGCTGGGGGCTTTCATTCGGTATCTCGGGAGGCGCAGCGGTATATGCCAAGGATCGTTGGGCGCAGCCGTAGCAGGGCATCTCTCATCACAGCAGTCACGCCGGTTCGCGGAGTCGCCGTGAGGAATAAATCGGGCACGGCCAGCACATACATGCCCCTTGAAACTGAGCAAGCGGAAGCGGAGGTCAGCACCAGGTCGCCAGGTTGAGCTGCATCAGTCAGGTCTGTCCCCAAGAGGGTCAGCTTTGCGCGAGCATCGTCCATGTAGCCCTCAAACTCACCTAGAGCCCCGCTGCTGCCTTCGATCCTGAAAGGCGAAGTTGCAGGCGCGTCAAAGCCTAAACGCCTTAGAACCTCCTCGCAGACCGTGGAGCAGTCGTAGCCATCAGCCCCCTTGCCGTGCAGTTTATAGGGAGCATTGAGCAGGTCGGTATAAGCAAGAGCCATTATAAGCCGCCCCCTGTAGTCGGCACCGGAATGCCAGGGAACCCCCCAAAGCGAGCTGGGTGAATAGGGGTCAGACCCGCTGCTGTGTAGCTTGCACCATGAGCATTGCACCCGTTCAACCCGTTTAGGGACTTGTCGCACTTTGGTAGATAGTTCGCATGGGACGAGTCCAGAGAATACCCGCACTCTCCCCCCTGGTACTGGTGACGGCAATGGAATCGTGCCATCCTTGCCTTTGGCACTTGTGCGTCAAAGAGGTTGGTGCTGCCTAGGGTGAATGTCGCTGATTTTGCCGTTGCCGTTGAACTCAAAATCTCGAACGTCTCCTCTCCAACCATCTGGCTTGTGCCACCTAACAGCGTGTGCGTCAGGATGATGCGTGCCTTTTGCCCCACTAGCCCATCGTGAGATTCTAGGGTTGCGATGATCTCCCGCGTGATGTTGGAAACGACAATAGAAGTAGATGGGAGGTCACCTGCCTGGTCGCGCACAATCGCGTTGTGCCCAATCGGGAAAGGGCTGTAGGTGTTCCCTTCAAACTCTACGCTCTCCTGCCGTCTTGCTAAACGGTAGACCGTCTCTGGCGCAGTCGGAACATACACCTCATACAGCCACACGAACTGCTCGCTGGTTGCAAGCTGGTTCTTCTCTTGGAGGATACTGCTGGGGAATGATGGGAGTGGCATTAGATGAACAGTTCTACCATCTCGAGGGTGACATCGTAAACGCCCTCGGCCTTTCGGCTTGTCTTTAGTCCCGAGGACGTAAAGGCCACGGGGATCTGCGTTAGGACATTGCTGGAAAGGCTACTAGGGATGGGGAAGTCGAAGTAGAAGGCACCCCCAATGCCGCCTCGAGCATCGTAGAACGCAACCAGAGCATCAAAGGTCGCCTTGGGTATGTTCGCGGCCCGCGCTTTGATGACCCTGCGAGCCTTGCTGTCTACAGGGGAGGCGTAGGTGTGCCCTGACTCAAAGACAGCCGTGTACTTGGGCCTGGGGTAGTCAACGCTAATAGCCCAGTCAACCGTGACCACGGTGCTGAGGTTGACTGAGGGGCTGCCCTCGCCTGCTACTGAGATTGTCGCCCCACCAACCTCGACCTCTGGGTCTGCGGTCATTGCGCCCTCTGTCCAGTCTTCGAACTTCGGGTCAACGTAATGCACCGTCGCACCTGCCTGTTTGGGCTGGACCGACATAAACATGAACCCTTCTGCCCGCCCGTAAGTGGTCAGGGGTTCGGGGGAGGGGTGTGTGATGACCTTGCTTGTCCCGTCCTGGGTGCAGTTCTGGTTGAGCGTGGTGAATGCCAATGCTGTGCCCCCCCAATATGCGGTATATTGTGCCGCTGAGGAAGGGGTAGAGCCTTCATCATACCGCTCGGCCCTTAGCCCCATCGTTCGCTTTGTGCCACCGGCAATGTCGTAACCAGCTGGGGGCGAACCTGACGAGTGGATTACGCTCTCTGCCAGCACTACCTCATTCACAGCAGGGTTTTGATTGTAAGACCCAGCCCACATCGAGACGCGCAGCTTCAGGGATGTTTGAGCTCCGCTTCCGTCTGTCGTGTATAGAGCATAAAACAGGATGACATACTGACTGGTCTGGGTAGCTGTTCCGCGAGCCACAACCCCGATGCTGAAGGTATTAACCACTCCACCAGATCCTGAGTCTGTTGCGCCGACAAAGGATACGATTGGGTGATGGTTGAAATACTGGGTGCTGGGTCGCTTATGCCACGCAATCCTGGGGGCATTAGCTAGTGAGTCATTTGCGGTGGGCGTGGGGTCGTAGAAGAAGGTGATGTAGTCATTCGGGCTGGAGATGTCCGTGACCGAGGAGGTCCACACCAGCGACTTGGTGATCTTTGCTTTGTTAGTTAGAGTGTTACCCGCTGTCACTTCTGCGCCACCTGCGTCTGACTGGAACATGCCCATGAGGCTGTTGCCGTAAGTGTAAAGGCCAAGGACAGCTGCATCAAAGTTTACGCCTGTGCTAGAGGGCGTGGGGATGCGGTCAAACAGGTCGTTGTAGACTATGGCTGCCGTGTCAGTGCGCTTGCCTGTTAGCCGGTAAAGCCCCTCAACGACTTCGACAATGCCACCTGCCACGGTGAAGGTGGAGGTGTTTACGGCCCTGTCACGCCCCATTACGACCCCTGCTGTCTTGTCGGCAAAGGCAGAGATCTTGTCCGTGCCTGAATCAGTCACCACACCTGTACCAGCTACCACCCCCCCGTCCCCACTGGGTCCGACTGAAATCACAGAAGCTGGGAAGACACCATCCTTGAAGCATTGACGCTCCGCAGCGACCCCAGCCACGGTGAAGTCTGAGATGTACGCGGTGAAAGCTGGGTTGCTACCCACGTTGACCACCTCGACGCGCATTCTATATGGCCTGTCACGGAGCCAATCACCCCCCGCTCCAGCCAGCACCTGCTTGCAAAGCAAGCGGGGGATCTGCTCAGTGCTGCTGTTCGTCGTTATGCGCCAGAGCTCGAGGTATAAATCTTGAGCCGTGCCATTCTTCACGGGGTAAGCAGCAAAGAAATATCCCGACACTGTACGCCATGACCATTGGGAGCCCAAAGCTGGTGAGGGGTCACTAGCTGCAAGACCTGGCCGCCCACCCCCGCACCTGATCGCCACAGCGTTTCCAGCCCACCCTTCAGTGCCTGGGCTCCTGATTGGGTCGATCTCAGCAGGGGGTCCGCTGAAAACGCCTGATGCGCTCGCGACGAGCGAGGTATTGGCGAAGGACGTAGACCCGCTGGTGCTGACTGTCGGGAAAGGGCGAATCGACCCTGGGCGCGGAGAGGAGCCGCCACTGCCTTGCTGAGTGGAGCCAGAAACCCCCGCACCAGTGGAGTAGCATCCGAACTGAGCTTCGACAGAAAGCCCATCATGGTTGAACGAGTCCTCTTCCCTGAGTATCAACCCACGCTTCTTTGACTGATCACCACCCGTGGTGTCGGTCATGTGCGCTGGCATGTCTGGGTTAGCACCTGACACTGAGGAGCGGAAAAGCGTTCCGAAGTCAGCGCACTCGAGCTGCCCACCTACCTTAAAGGGGCACGAGCTGTATTCCGAATCTGAAGCCTTTAGTCCGTTGCTGACGTTCCACGCTGCGTGCCAAAAGTAGAACGGGGCGCAGTTATCAAGCGCAGAACCAACGGTCTTGGCTGTCCAGTCGGGCTTCTCAAAGCTCTCCCCAGCGGGCAATGTCTGCGTGGCTAAACTCATTAGGCTCCAGCCACAGCTCCACGGAAGGACCGACTTTCAGCGATGGCATTACTAATGATGTGGCGCAGCGTATCCTTGCGCTCAAACAGCAGCTGGTCTACGCTCGCACCGTCTACAGCCTGGATGTTGATGTTGACCTGGGTTTCCCCTGCACCACCACCCAAGTCCACAGGGATAGACTTGCCATCAGGCAAAGGCACAACAGCCTCGTTGTACTGACCTTCCCCGATGAGGGCAACGTGGGGCTTGTTGACAATCGGGCCGCCTGTGGCATAACCCTTGACAGGCATGAATCGCCCAAGCCCGCCAGCCACCGTGCCTCCGTCTGCGAAGGCTTGCATCCCCCCTAGCCCGCCCTCGACTACTCCACCATTGGCAAAGGGCAGCATTGCAGTAACCGCATTGAGGACCAGTTGCTGGATAATCATGTTTGCTATGTCCATTAGGAACTGCTTCGCAAACGCCTTGAAGGCATCCTCTGCGCTCGCAGAACCATCTACCACAGACATGATGGCGTTGGTCATCCCGTCAGCAAACCCTTGGAGTGCGCCCTTTGTCATATCCTGCATGGACTCGCTCATTGACTTTTGCTCGTCGTGCCATTGCTTTGCCCCTGCCTTCATGTCACCAAATGACTCAGACAGCCCATAGCCTGCCTCTGCTGCTGCCTCCTGCGCTGCCTGTAGGTTGTTGATAGGTGCCTCAATCCTTTCAATCTGGGCCTCTAGTGCAGCTACTGCGTCGGCCTGCTCTGGGCTCACTACCTCGACTTCTGCAAGGGCTTCCATTGCAAGTGAAACCTTCTCGGCCATCTCTTCATAGTCAGTGCCGATGCCCTCAGCACCCTCCTTGATTGAGGCATACAGGTCTTCGATGGCGGGGACATCCTCCATGATCGCGTCTACGAAGTCGCTGCCAACTTCGCCCAGATTCTCATAGCTCGCCTCAATGAAGTCCTTGAGCATTACCTGCGTCGGACCGAGTTTGTCAGCGAGTCCGTCTAGCTCAGTAGAGATGTCAGCAAAGAGAGTGCTGCCCCCCCTCATTTCATCGCCAGCAGCCGAGAACTCGCGTAGACCGTCAGCTGCCCCCTGGGCTGCCGCTCCTGCGTCAGCGATCATCTGAGGCACAAGGTCAAACTCCCCCAGCCAAGAAAGCGTGCTGCCTATGCCTTCGATCAGGTCAGCAAGCGTGTTGAGCAGTCCTTGGAATACGGTGATAACTACATCTTTGATAAAGATTGTGAGCGCATCTAGACCCCTGAAGAAGAGTCCCACCAGCCGCAAGGCTCCCTCCAAGGCTGTGACTAGAGCCAAGCCGATGATCCCGACAAGCATCTTGAAGAGTTCCCAATTTGCGCGTACGGCGAACTTTAGCGTTTCAAGCCCAGCTGAGAAGTAATACAGAATGAGCTTGACGCTATCCCACATCACGCCGAAGACCTTAGCCATCAGTGATACACCCTGAGAGACAAGCATCACTGCCTCGTCTACGCCACCTAGTGCCTTGACGAACGTGCTGAAGTTGGTCAGCAGGTTGCCAACAACAGGGATGATGATTTGGGTAAGGACGTTAGCAAAGAACTCAAAGCCAACCCTCACCATGTCAACCACAGCATCCACCCCACCAATCTTCTCGATTGTGGCCTGGAGCTCAGTGATAAGGCGGGCTCCGATCTCTTCCCTGAGCCCCACGATCAGGGACTGGAGCTTTTCTGTGGAGTTGAACCAACTGTCCTGTGTGTTGATTAGGTCGCCATGAGCGTCTGAGGTCGCACCAATGATGATCTGGAGGCGAGCCATCGTCTTGTCTTGCTCACTGTAGACCCCATTTACCTTCTTTGCCCCCATCGCCAGGAGCTTTTCCTTGAGCGTGACTTCGTTGATGATCACGCCGAACTTCTTCACTGTCTCATGGCTGCCGGTCATCGCAGCAGTCAGGGAATCCATGACCTCACTCGCGCTTCCAGCCTCGGGGTTGAACGAAGCCAGGTCATATGACAGGGACACCAGTGCGCCACTCATGTCCATCGCTGAGTCACGGGCTATCCCCATCGGAACGAACGTGTCTTGCAGACGAGCCATAAAGCCCATCACTTCAGTCTGGTTCCTGCCCAGGCCATCGGCAATCGCTGCCGCCATGTCTTCGGCCTCGACAGCCAGCTCTTTGAACACAGCGCCGAACTTAGACTTGGTTTCCTCAGCCATGCTGGCCGCGTCTACGAACTGCTGCCCCATCCTGATCGCAGCATACCCCACACCGGCAGCGGCTACAGAAGCAGCAGCAGCAGCTACAGCGAACGCCTTCAGGGCTACCTTTGCTGCCTTGAGCCCACTAGACAGGCCCACCTTCAGCTTCTTCTTTAGGCTTGCCACAGACAGGCCCATCTTCTTCAGAGTTTGGGTCATCTCGTCCTTTAGACGGATGACATAGGTGACTTCTGAGTTACCGGCCATGTTGCTTACCCCGTGTGGCGTTCTTGCGCTGCGAAACCATGCGGTCACGTTCGCGCTTCTCCTCCTTCATGGATTCATAGCGCCCGCGCTCTGCGTCGATTATGTCACAACCCGCAACAAAGGTGCGAGACTGGTCAAGCAGCCCCCCATCTACAGGTAGCACATGCCTGCTGTCATATTGCAGATAGCACCTGAGCAGTAGGTCCACTTGCAGCTGGATGTGGGAGGGTGCGTCCTGTAGCAGTTTGGTCGGACACCTGAACATATCAACCGTGCCCACCCCCTTGCAGCGGGGGCAAGCCAGGTCTTTTCCGTGGCAGGTGCCGCAACCAATCGCAAAGACGGGGGTTTTTGATGGCTTATCGCACCCCCACTTCTTCCGCTCTCCTGAGCATTGGGGCAGCTGGCAGCGCGAGCAGTCGGGGAATCGCTTACCTGCAAACAGGTGGGCACTCTCCCCCCAGACGCGGGCTACCGCTGCCCGTATTAGTTTCCCTCTTCGGTTTTGATCTCACCCCGCTCGAGGACCACAGCCATTAGTTCTTGGCGATCCTTGGGGGCAAGACGGTCCAGGCTCACATCACTAATGTGCCGGGGATGACCTTTGACCATCTCGCACTTGACCTCGTTGCCGTCTTTGTCGCGGAAACCAGACCAGTCCCGCAGGCCGAAGCGCAGAACGGTTAGCTGATGAGTGCCTGCGCGGAAGGCCAGCTCATCTGAACCGCTGTGGGCCAGGATCATGGAGTCAGACACCGAAGCCTCCTCAGCCACGGTGAGTCCTCGAAGCTGGAAGACCGTCTGCTCGCTTTCAGGCAAGTCACGGTCGCACTTTAGGACGTAGGGGAAGGTGGACTTAGGATCTAGTGCAATGGGCATGTTTTCTCCGGTATTGAGACGAGACAACGACAGCCCTGCCGCTGCCTCGTCGGTTTAGCCTAGCCTAGCGGAACAGCAGGAAGAACTCGTTGTCAGACCCGAATGTACTTCCTGAAGGGTCGCCACCAGGTGTAATCACCGTGGAGCCGAACATGCCGCCAGTTAGGGTGGTTGCAGAGTCAAAGATGGAAACCGAGTCGCGGTCACCGTCAGAGATCCCCGTGAATTGTCCAGAGGTTACACGGAAATCCATGCGGTTTCCAGCAGTCGAACCGACAGACCAGCGCATTCTGGCTGGGGTTCCTGCCAGGAACTCGTTCCAAAAGTCGTAGTTGCCGCTTGCTAGGACAGCATCAGGGTTGAACGTGAACGTGGGGTTGCGCCCTGTGATGACAGCTGCGTGGTATCCCGTGGCGCTGTTGGTGTCCTCTCGCATGACAACATCGTTGCCCATTGAGAAGCCCATCGAGTTGAAGAGGCTCCCACCCCAGGGGGCGGCTGTGCCTACGTCAGTCCCAATCTCCATCGAGGCGTTGAGGAACGCAGGCGGGACTTCTGCGGTGTAGCTGTGATCCGTGGGCGTTGACCCGTCAGCGATAGCGTGCAGCTTGCCAGTGAAGGTGAAGTTGATGACAGCCCTGTCTCCATGCGTGAAGGCAATGTCAAAAGTGCCCTTGCACCCGCTTACGTCTACATGCTGACCGTCGCCAGTAAAGAGCCGGAAAGACACCGCAGAGTCAGCCAGGTCTGGGTCTGTCTGGGAGGTGACAGGCGAGTAGCCAACACCAGTCCTCGTTGGGGCATCTGTGCTGCCAGCCGTCGCGGTGGCACCGCTGTGTTCTGACTTGATGGCAGTAGTGGTGAGTGCGCCACTTGTGGGCTGCGCCCAGAACTCAGTGTCATGCGGGGCATTGCAACTCCAGGAGATGCCGTCTGCTGAACTGAAGGAGCCGCTGGTGCCCTCGATGTTCTCATTGTGGAAGAAGGGTTTGCCGCCCGCGTACCCCCCTGCTGTGACAGTGTAAACATACACATCCTTGGAAACCATGCCACATGCCAGCAGGAGCCGGTCCAGTTTAGGCTTGGTTCCGCTCGAGATCCCTGTCCCGATACCTGCGAGCTCAATGCCGAAGCTGATCTCACAGGATGCCACAGGGGCAGACTTGGACGAGCCAGGTACGGTATGCGTCTGCGGGGTGAGCGTCTGGGACTTCGTGAACCTCTCGAAAATCAGCGGGCTCACGGTGTAGGTGGGCTCGATGACCTCAAAGAAGTCAGCTGAAGTCGTGGGGGCTGCGAAGGTTCCAGGGGTGGATTCGCTCTTGGCGAATAGTAGCCGGTCAAAGTTACGAAAGACCATAGTGTTGTTGCTCCTCTAGGTAGCTTGATTCAAGTTGGTGCGCTGGGTGCGGTAGCTGACAAGCACAACGCAATCAGCGATGGCGACAGGCTCCTCTATCTGGGTGGGGTAATACACATCGTCAGATAGCATACGAGTGTTTATGGCTAGGCCGCCACGGGTAATGTCTACCAGTATGGCCTTGTGGACATCCCGAATGAAGTTTTCCAACGCCTGTGAAGCCTCATCCCGCGTTCGGACAATAAGGGTCAGGCGTATGCGGTAGTCCCCATGCAGGGCTAGGGTGGTGGCATCCCCGCCTTGATCGTAGGACGTACCCAGTGGCGTTAGCACGATAGCTGGGTAATCGTGCAGCTCGATGGGGACCGTGTTGACCCGCGTGACCAGGGCCACGGAGTTGTAGTAATCCGACCCTGCTGCGATTGCTGTCAGGGTGGTTTGCAGGTGGTCTAGGATCGCTTCCTTGACAGGTGTTCCACTAGGGGGCATGGGGGAACTCCTCGAGCTCAATGCTTACAGCGAAGCGCACGGGCGAGACTGCTGTGAACTGTACCGCCTCATTCATAATGCGGACCTGTACAGTCTCAGAGGCAGCACCCGTAAGGCTGGAACCCCGGATCGTCATGTCAATGGGCTCGCAGCCGTTGGCGCTGTTCTCCATCAAGGCGACAACTTCCCCGTACTCTGTCGGGTCTAGGTTGCTGAGGTTGACAGTCCATTGGCGCAAGGCGTTCTTCCCGTTTGGTCCTGTTGAGGAGAGGGTCTGCCGACGCTGCACCAACGGTCCCGTATACGGAGAGATTAGCCCGCGTCGGTCTATCAGGCACCCTTGCGGAAAGCCTGCTGTAACGTCCCAGGTGTCTACAGAGGCGTGGGTCATGGCTTACTCACCGCACGGTCAACCGCGTCCAGCAGCTGGTCCCTGATCCACTTGTCATTGTTGGCAATGGTGGTGCCTATCCCCAGGCGAGGCGGGATCTTGGATTCCGTCATGAGTGCCCAGATCGGCCTTGGCGTGCCGTTCTCCTCGATCATGATGGCTCGGCCTGAGATCCACGTTGGGTTGCCCCCTGCTGTCTGCCATTGCCCGCCACGCTCAACCAGCTCATATTCGCCCTTGACTGCGCCAGATCCCGTCAGGATGCTCGACAGGGGCATCCGCAGGTACTTGTTTTTAGGCTTGATATCGGGCAGCGTACCACCGGCTCCCACCGTGCCATACTCTTGGACTCGAGCATAGGGGACTTGTGCGCTGCCTGCCGTGATGATCGCTCTGATATCACTGAGGCTCCTGCCTTGCGGCCTGCCCTGTACGGTCTTAGCTAAGGCCCCAGTGCGGATCATTTGCGGGGACTTGGCTGACCTCTGCCCAGGCTTGAAGTTGCTCATGCGCTTAACAACCTCCGCAGGAATGTCGTGCGCTATGTCACGCATGGCATAGGCCATCTGCTTAGACACAGCTTCAGGTGCGTCCCCGAGGATGTTCAGGGCACCCTCGTTCGTCACCTTGATTGACCAGCCCTTGCCCCTAGCGATAGTCTTAGCCATTCGCTGCAAACCTCAAACGGCGATAAGGGGCTAGGGCGTGCAGCACATCAGGCACTAGGTCTAGGGGCTTCTCGTATGAGATGCTGCTGCCGCCCACGCCGATGCTGTTGCCTTGTGGTGTGTCACGCCTGCGCCACAATGCCACCGTCTGAATGTCAGCAGCCATTGCAATGTCAGGGTAGGCACTAATCAGGTTGGCAGTAGATGTTGCAAAACCTGCCGTGTAGACCACCTGCACCGCGTCTGGGGCATATTCGTAGTTGCTGCCCAGGTAGCTAGTGATTGGGTTGAACTGCATATGGACGCAGCCTGTATCAGCAGTGACATGGTAGTCACTCGAGGACACGGCTGTAGCAGCTGCATAGTCCCAATCGACTGCAATCTTGATCGAGGCGATTTCCGTGACGGGGTAGGCTCGCAGGAAAACCCGATTCTGACGCGGACGAATGTTGTACGTCTCCGTCCGCGCCTCAGACAGAAGGGGCCGGTCGATGTAGTTCTCAATGCGCTTGCTGACTGAGCTGACCATAGCGGTCAAGACAGCATCATGGGTGCTGGATGTTATGTCCAGCAGGGCTTTCACCCTCGCTATGGTCGTAGCATCCATCTAGCTTGCGTTGCCAGCCTCGGGCGTGGGTCGTTTGGCGGCCTTCTTTGCGGCCTTCTTCGCGGCCTTCTTCTTGCGCGGCGTGGGCTCCCACTGGTAGTGCCAGAAGGCAGCAGGGACAGCATCCACCACGGCATCCCCAGGACCAGGCTCAACTGCTGAGATGACCTTGCGGAACCGGAACAGGATCTGAGAGGCATAGTCTCTGCCCTCACGACCAGCGCAGGAGTCATACCCCTCAAACAGCTGGCCGCCCTCTGCACGTAGCGTGCCGTCCTGCCAGCACACCGTCTCGCCTTCTAGTACCTTGTAGATCATGACTTGGCCTTCTTGGTCGCTTTCTTCTTAGCCGCTTTCTTCTTGGCCGCCTTCTTTTTAGGGGCAGCTTTGAGGACTGCGGGCACCATGCGTGATTGGGCGACAGGGCTGGGCATTGCTTGCCGCTCGGTGGGCTCGAGTGCGCTACCTTGCTCGGCAAGTGTTGCTCGCTCAGCAGCAAGCCGCCCGTCTACGATGTAACCATGCTCACCGCGCACGGAACCATCAGGGTAGAGGAGTTGCCTGTGTTTCTTGACTCGGTACTTCATGCTAAATCTCCATGTCTGGTGAGGTTGCGTTAGTGGTGTCGTAGGGGAAGAGGATGGCATATGCGCCAAACCTTGCTCTGGTCGCCCCAGTGGACGTAACTACGGCCTCCACTCCCAGGGCGTTTTGGGTCTTTGAGCAGTCCACACTGACCGTGTAGATAGCATCATCGTTCGAGGGCGTAAACTGCGGAACCACTGCTGCGCTGCCATCCGTCTGAGTCGATGTTGACCAGGCTGAAAATGCGTCCCCAGCTGCTTGCTTGAGAGTCAGGTCGAGGGTCGCACCAGTGCCTAAACCATTGATCACGAAGACAATCAAGGCGCGAGTAAAGAGCCGCACATCTACAGCATAGGTAAAGTCTGGGGCGCTGTAGCTAGGGGAAAGAGTGCCCGCTGGCATGTTGAGCATCGGGATGATCTCGATGACCTTTGCGCTGCTTGCTGGGTCTATGTAGCTTGACATGTTTAGATGTTAGTTTCGCAGGGGGTCGAGTCGCCCGTGTAGGTCGGCTGCGACAAGGCAATGACTGAGGCAAAGGCATCTCCACCGGCCACGGTCATCTTGGCTCGCAGGTATCGCTCTCGGCTATTGAGCAAGGCTCGGACCCGCTTGGCTTGGTTGTTGGTCGCTATTTGCGGCATATCTGATCCAGTCACCTTGACCCATGAGTCAGACACGCCATCATCCGAACTCTCTTCGATGTAAAAGTCCACCGTGCCTGACACTTGGCCGCAGGAAATAACAAAGCAGATCGAGTCATCCCCCAGGGTGTCCAACGCAGAAGAGGTGTGCACCGTGTCTGTGTATTCGACAGGGGGGAATGCTAAATGCAGCCGGAAGGCTTTGTGGAAGTCGATGATTGGCATCAGGAGGAGGAGCGGGGCGACCACCAATAATAGGTGATCGCCCACCCTAGGCAACTAGACCTCGAAATCGAAGGTGCTGCCGTCGCCCGTGTAATACGGGGTAAGCACGATGCTGACTCCGTACAGGTTAGCTGCACCAACACTCACGCCAACCGCTCGGATGTAGCGGTTGGTGCCGTCCAGGTTGATTCGCCCCACAACTACCTTCTCATCGCCTGCGGCGAGGATCTGGTCGAAGGCGGCTCCGGTCACATCAACGAAGGTGCCACCGCTTGTGGTCGCAGCTTCAATGTGAACATCGAGGGTTGTCGTAATGACTCCCGCGTTCACAACGATGAGTGCCTGATGGTAGCCCATCGTGTCCACCTCTACGCCGTTCGTTGTAGCGGCAGCGTAGTCGGCGGGAATGATGGTTTTGGCGGCCTTGAATGCCGCAACGTCTGAAAGTCCCATAGTGAAATCCTCCTCGGATTAGTTGCTGTAGGTGAAAGACTCTTTGTGACGAAGAGCCATGTCAGTCCGCAGGGTAGCGCGGATGTGAGTCTGGTCCTTCGAGAACGCATCGTCGGAAGTGTTGGACGCGAGGAGGCGCAAGCCGCCCCAGCGAGCAACCATCACATCATCCCAGTTGCCGAACAGCATCGAGCGAGTGTCAGCACCACCAGTCGGTGCGGTCATTTGCGTCGAGGTGCGGACAGGGTAGCCGAACAAGGTGTCAGCGAAGCCAGCAGCAGTGTTCACCGCAGTCACGGGGACTGAGGAGCCTGCGCCGTTGACTTCGATCTGGCGAACCTTGGCGAAGGCAATGGGGTGCATACACCAGCCGAGGCGACCTTTCAGGGCGTTAGCCGCGTCAAGGTCAGTGATGGCTTCCATCATCTCACCAACAGTGGGGGCTGCGCCCGTGGTGAGGGCAGTAGAGAAAGTGCCCATGAGATCG